TGACGTAATGGTCAGGAATAGTGATGGGTGGGCAGATGATGTTTTCTATCAAATTAAGATGGCAACCCCATCTCCAGAAACTAAGACTACTTTTTACATCGATAAAGACACAAATATTATGAGCCCATTTCCAGAAGTATCTGGAACTACTACTATCGGTGGAATTAGTACTGATATTGTTGCTGATATTGTTGATGGTATCAGTAACTGGGTAAATGATATGGACGTTTATGTCCGAATACAGAAAGTGACCCGTAATGGTGATCCTATTGGAAAGGCACTTCTTATGTGTTTTACTAATCCCAGTATAGGGTGTCCTTGGTTTTCTATTCAAAGAAGCGATGATAGTTTGTACTATTTTGAAAAATCACTTTATGAAAATCAAGGTGTCGGTGTTCTAGATGCCTTTGATGATCAAACATCTCTTACTATCACTAGACAAGGTGATACTGATGTAAAAAACTGGAAAATTGACATTGGATGATATGGACTTTCTTAAAGATATTGTAAAGGAAATTGGTGGTGAGTATACGCAACTTGCCGCTGATATTGATGAGACTGAGAGTTATGTTGATACGGGTTCATACATTTTTAACGCACTGGTTTCAGGTAGTGTATTTGGTGGTGTATCTGGCAATAAGATTACTGCTATTGCTGGAGAATCTAGTACTGGAAAAACTTTCTTCAGCCTCGCCGTTGTTAAGAATTTTCTTGATAATAATCCCAATGGTTATTGCCTCTACTTTGATACTGAGGCTGCTATTACTAAATCTCTATTAGAATCTCGTGGAATTGATACTACTCGTTTGGTGGTTGTTAATGTGGTTACTGTTGAAGAGTTTCGCGGAAAGGCGCTCAAGGCAGTAGACTTGTATATGAAAAAACCTGAAGGGGAGCGCAATCCTTGTATGTTTGTGCTAGACTCTTTAGGAATGCTGTCTACAAGTAAAGAGATCAATGATGCTCTGAATGATAAAGAAGTTCGTGACATGACCAAATCACAACTGATTAAAGGTGCATTTCGTATGCTTACTTTGAAACTTGGTCAAGCAAATATTCCTATGATCGTTACTAATCACACCTATGATGTTATCGGAGCTTACGTACCAACTAAGGAAATGGGTGGAGGCAGTGGACTCAAATATGCAGCAAGTACGATCATCTATCTCAGCAAGAAAAAAGAGAAGGATGGAACGGAAGTGGTCGGAAATATTATCAAGGCTAAGACTGCTAAATCGCGTTTGAGTAAGGAGAACAAAGATGCTGAAATCCGTCTTTATTATGATGAGCGCGGTCTTGATCGTTACTATGGTCTTCTGGAACTTGGTGAGATTGGTGGACTCTGGAAGAATGTAGCAGGACGCTATGAGATTGATGGGAAGAAACTATATGCTAAACAGATTCTCAAAGAACCTGAAGTATATTTCACTGAAGAGGTAATGCAAAAGTTGGACGAAATCGCACGAAAGGAATTTAGTTATGGAGAAAGTTGAGTTTCTAATTCTTAGAAACCTGTTACATAATGAAGAATATATTCGAAAAGTAATACCCTTTATAAAATCTGAATATTTTGAAGACATCAATCAAAAGATTGTATTTGAAGAAATACTCTCTTTTGTTCAAGAGTATAATCAACCCGCAACTAAAGAAGTTCTTTGCATTGAAGTAGAAAAACGTCAAGATATCAATGACAGTGGATTCAAAGAAATCATTCATTTAATTTCCTGTTTAGATGACGTTCCTACCGAACTTAATTGGTTAGTAGATACGACTGAAAAGTGGTGTCGTGATCGCGCTATCTATCTTGCTCTCATGGAATCAATCCATATTGCAGATGGTAAAGATGAGAAAAAAAATCGTGACAGCATTCCTAGTATTCTTTCTGATGCTTTGGCAGTATCCTTTGATACTCACGTTGGACACGATTATTTGCTAGACTATGAACAACGTTATGAGTCCTATCATAGAAAGGAAGAAAAAATTGAATTTGATCTTGAATACTTTAACAAAATCACAAAAGGTGGTTTACCTAATAAGACTCTCAATATCGCTCTTGCTGGTACGGGTGTCGGAAAGAGTCTCTTTATGTGCCATGTGGCTTCTTCCGTCCTACTGCAAGGCAGGAACGTTCTCTACATCACTCTTGAAATGGCGGAGGAGAGAATTGCTGAGCGAATTGACGCAAACTTATTGAACGTTCCCATTCAGGACATAGGAGATCTTCCTAAACAAATCTTTGAAAATAAGGTCACAAATCTTGCAAAGAAGACACAAGGTTCTCTTATAATTAAGGAATATCCAACAGCTTCTGCTCATGCAGGACACTTCAAATCACTTCTTAATGAACTTGCACTTAAGAAGTCATTTAGACCTGACATTATTTTTATTGATTATCTTAATATTTGCTCTTCATCTAGGTTTAGGGGTGGAAGTAACGTAAACTCTTATACTTTGGTAAAATCAATTGCAGAAGAACTTAGGGGTCTTGCAGTTGAGTTCAATGTACCAATTGTCTCAGCAACTCAGACCACTCGTTCAGGTTATGGTAGTTCAGATGTTGAACTTACTGATACATCTGAATCCTTTGGTCTTCCTGCCACTGCAGATCTTATGTTTGCTCTTATTAGCACTGAAGAATTGGAAGGTTTGGGGCAGATTCTAGTTAAACAACTTAAGAATCGTTATAATGATCCGACCATCTATAAACGTTTTGTAATCGGTATTGATCGTGCAAAAATGAGACTTTATGATTGTGAGCAATCTGCTCAAAATGATATAGTTGACAGCGGTAAAGATGAAGAGTATGATTATGAAGAAAAAAAACCAAAGAAAACATTTGAAGGATTTAAGTTTTAATGAATATGATCAACTACGAAATTAAAGATATTGAACTTGCTGAACTTGGGAGGCAAAGAATTGAATGGGCAGGTAGAGAAATGCCCGTCCTTCGCCAAATTCAAGAGAGGTTTTTGGAAGAAAAACCTCTTGAAGGTATTCGTTTGATTTCTTGTAATCATGTTACAACGGAGACTGCTCATCTTTGTATTGCGCTTAAAAATGCTGGAGCAGATTCCCTGTTGATTGCAAGTAACCCACTTTCAACGCAAGATGATGTTGCTGCAGCGTTGGTAAAATATTGGAACATTCCAGTATATGCTGTAAAGGGTGAAGATGATGAAACTTATCTAAAGCACATCAACATTGCTCTTGATCATCGTCCTAATATTATTATTGACGATGGTTCTGACGTTGTAGCAACTCTTATTAAAGAACGACCAGAACAAGTTTCTGATTTGATTGGAACAACAGAAGAAACAACTACTGGTATTGTTCGTCTTCGTGCTATGATGAATGATGGCGTTCTAAAGCATCCTGCGATTAACGTAAATGACTCCCAAACCAAACATTTTTTTGATAATCGGTACGGCACTGGTCAATCTACTCTTGATGGCATTATTCGTGCAACTAACATTCTTCTTGCTGGAAAGACTGTGGTTGTTGTTGGATTCGGTTGGTGCGGCAAAGGAGTTGCTCTTCGCGCCAAAGGGTTGGGAGCAAACGTGGTTGTCACTGAAGTTGATCCCGTAAAGGCAATCGAAGCAGCTATGGAAGGATACCGAGTCCTTCCTATGGGACATGCAGTAAGTGTTGGTGATATTTTCATTACTGTAACTGGAAACAAACATGTAATCACTTATGATAATCTTAAGTGGATGAAGAATGGTGCTATTGTTTGTAACTCCGGACACTTTGATAATGAAATTGATCTAAAGACACTTGAAGAAAATTCGGTAGAGATCACTGAAGTTCGTCCTTTTGTTAAAAAGTATACAACAAATAATAAGAATGAAGTTGTTGTTCTCGCAGATGGTCGTCTCGTAAATCTTGGTGCAGCAGAAGGACATCCTTCTGCTGTTATGGATATGAGTTTTGCAAACCAAGCACTTGCTGTAGAATACCTTGTCCAGAATCAAGGAAAACTTGAACCTGGAATTTATCCTGTCCCTGAAGAAAAGGATATGGAAATTGCAAAACTTAAACTTGATGCAATGAATATTGTCATTGACAAATTAACTGAAGACCAATTAAAATATATGAACTCGTGGAGTGAGGGAACCTGATGACTAAAGTTATTGATACAAACAAATATATTGAATTCGTTCGCCAAACTACAAGTCCCGCTAGTAGTGACTTCGCACAACTTCTTGCACGAATGACTGAACTTGAAGCAACTCACGATGCTGATGTTCCTCGTCTTTTGACTGCTGCTCTTGGTATGAGTGCCGAAGCGGGGGAGTTTACTGAGGTTGTGAAGAAAATCGTTCTTCAAGGGAAACCATATAATCAAGAAAGTGTCTTTCATATGAAGCGTGAACTTGGTGATATCTGTTGGTATCTCTCTCAAGCATTTATGGCACTTGATACTAACTTTGAAGAAATCCTTCAGATGAATTATGAGAAACTGAGTGCTCGTTATCCTGAAGGTGCATTTGATGTATGGAGAAGTGAGAACAGAGTTGATGGAGATATTTAAGGTATGATTAATACCCTACCTAATACCCATCATAATGAAGTGTGGAAACAATCTTCTTTAAAAGAATGGATATATGTTTCTAACATGGGAAGAGTGTGGAGTATGAAAGGGAAGGGAAAATTTCTTAAACAAACTGGATATGAAGAAACGCATATACAAATAATGAATAGATATTTTCCTTTTGAGTGGATAAAGTATTTGGATTATGATGAAGAAGCAAAACAATTAAAAGATTTTCCTGACTATTTTATAACTACAAAAGGAAGAGTATGGAGTAATGTATTTTGGAAATTTTTAAATCCACATAATGCAAAAAATGCAAGTTGTAATTATTACTGGGATGTAAAAATTAGTCAAAAATCTATGAGAGTTTCCACTTTAGTTGGAAGAAATTTTTTACCTTGGATCGAAGGATTATGCATTCTTCATAAAGATGAAAATCTTTCTTATCCAGAAATTAATTATTTGGAAAATTTGTGGTTGGGAACTAAAAAGGACAATAGTATTGATAGAGAGAAAAAGGGTAGGGGCAGGTGGAGTAATTAAACCAATAAAGGAGAAAAAAATGACTAAAGAAAAACAAGTAACAATTAAAATAGATGCTCGTACTGCAGCAGCAGTTCGTCAAGTTTTGTTTGATGCTCAAAAAGGATATACATATGATGAAGTGAGTGTTCCTCCTCGTGTAACTGATATTCGTGAAGTGATCCAACAACTTGATGATAATATTGGTGCTGTTCTTGGTGTATGACCCTTCGGGGTCTTTTTTTTTATAAATAACTAAAAAGTATTTGTAAAAATGGACCCTAAAGAACTACGCGGTTTGATGGAAGCATATTCTGAAGTTTATGCTCCTCAACAGATTGATGAACTCTCCAATCGTAAGTTGCGTGCTTACATTAAAAAATCTGGCAAAAGTCATGCTGAAATAAACAAAAAGTGGGACCAAGGAACTGCAACTGATAAAGAAAAGAGTAAGTCTATTGGGCATGAGATTGGTCAACATAGGGCATTTAAAACTCTAGATAAGAGAGCAAGAAAGGAAGACTTTGAGTTCTGGGTAGATTCTCTTATGGAAGAGGGTTATGACCTTTCCGATTATACATGGGATGAAATGCTTGATATCTATCTAGATGAAGCAGAAGGTTCTTATGGTGCTACTCCAAAGGCATATAGCGCAGCAAGAGGGACTAAAATGACTGCAAAGAGAAAGCCCTTCCTCAAAAAGATGTTAAGCAGAACTAACCCTGCTAATAGAACAAGTGCTTATGATTCCCCCAGAAAGGGTTTAACTGCTGATGATAGAGAAAGAGCAAGAGCAGGTTCTGCTTATGGTGTAGGTACTCGTCAAGACCACGATTATCCTTCACAAGGTCCTGGTGGTGTAACCAAAAATCCCAAGAAACTCCGTAAGCAAAAGGCAATGGGGGAGATTGGCGAAAGTTATGATATCTTTGATGTAGTCCTTGAGTTCCTCCAAGTAGAAGGATATGCAGAAACTCTGGAAGAAGCAGAGTGGATGATGGCGAATGTGATTGATGAGGAAGTGATTGATACCATTATTGGTGAAGCAATCACTAGCGAAAAAGGTAAAGCAAAAGCGGCAGAAATGATTGCTAAGCGTACTCATGCTTCTGGTAGAGCAAAAGCAGGTCAAGGTGATAATGTCGCACTAATCAAGCACATCGGACGCTCTAATAGAGACGGACTTGGGGGAACTCCTCCTAATCGTAAAGTAGCAGGTTCCAATTGGCCAAAATCATATTCTGGAATTGGGGGAACAGGAAACAAAGCAGCAAGAAGAGCAGGAACTTACCAAGAAGACTTTGAGTTTTGGGTAAATGAACTTGTAGAAGAAGGATACGATCTTTCAGAATACACTTGGGATGAAATGTATGATATTTATGAGGGTGAGGGTTCCTATGGCAAAACTCCAAAGGCATCTGATGCATATAGCGCCCTAGTTAGAAAGAGAACTAATAAACCTGCATCTGAGTATTCTAAAAAAGGAGAAAAAACTAAAAAAGTGAAGTCTGCTGAGAAGCATATGTGGAGATCTCTTAGAGGTGGACCTCATCATGGAAGAGGTAAAATGGATGCTGATGAGAGAACGGAAAGAAGAGCAGAACGTGCCTTTGATTTGGAGACTACATATGGATCTGGTTCAGTTACCAAAAATCCCAAGAAACTCCGTAAGCAAAGAGCAATGGGTGAAATTGACTGATAAATAAATCGGAAGGTTGCTCTAACCCCTTGACTTTTTAGTTGAGGGGTTTTATAATATCTACATTCGGGGATATAGCTCAGTTGGTAGAGCGCGGTCTTTGCAAGGCTGATGTCAGGAGTTCGAGTCTCCTTATCTCCATTCTAAATACTTGAAAATAGTATTTGAGTGTTATGGCCGTAAATATTGGAGCTGATGTAAATGAATTGCACATCGCATGGTATTTAAATGGAAAGAAATGGACGGGTGGGTTATCATCTGCAGATGAAACAATATATAATCAAAGAGTTCAAGAATTATCTAATAAAAATATAAATGAACTTGCTGCCAGGACAAGACAGGCGGAAGTAATGGCGGATAAGTTTTTAGAATGGGCTAATAGGAATGGATTTCATGGAGTAGATAAAGTCTATTGGACAGCTAGACAAGACTTTAATTATAAAAATCTTCCCGGCAATACTATAGGATTTGTTGAAGATAGTAAAGACAATCCTACAGATGTTCTTGTAAAATTTACTAGACATACATATACATCTCCTTATCTTGGTTTATCTGCAAAATCAATTTTGAGTAGTTTGACTGCAGAAGCACCTGTTAAAAATCCTGGAATGAAAAAAATTGAGAGTTTTATAGGAGTTCCAAATGGATTTCAAAATATTTTGAATGAAGGAGTTGAACAATCTAGTAAATTATTAGGTGTAAGTAAATCTGGAAAATATTTGGATAAGAACAAAATGAAGCAAATATTGCCAGATAGAGGAGCATCTAAAGAACCAGCAAAACAAGCAATAGCTGAAGCGCAAGTTAGTAAAATTCTTTCTGGGTGTAGAGACTTGCTTTTTGATAAACTTAAGTCCATGGATGATATTGATGTTAAAATGTATATTTTGGATGATCTTTTGGATACTGATAAAATGCCTTATTATGTTAAAGTTACTGGTAGGTCAACATCAAACCTATCAATAGTTGAGGCTACGGTTGATGTGCCAAGAACTAATAAAAAATATAGAGCAATGGTTAAAGAAAATGGTAAAATGTCTTATGAAAAACTTGGTGGAGATGATGGTTATACGGTTGGTGTTAAATGTGGACAAACAAAAGTAATTCAAATTAGATTTAAATTTTCTTCTACTAGATTGGCTAGTGGACTTAAGATGAGTGTTGCTCCTTGGCCAGGTTCTATCGAAAGGGGTAAAGACGTAACGGAATAAATATAATTATATCAAGACATAACATGAAGAGTTTTTCAAGATTTTTATCGGAAGCAACGCAATCTCAAGCATCTCAGCAGGCTCAAAAATTGGGTCTAAAGGGAGATGGTCACGGCGGTTGGTTAGATCGTTCTGGTAAAGTAGTAGCAAGAACAGATAAAGGAAAACTCAAATTTACTGATGGTCGCCAAGCAAAAGGAGCAGAAGAACCTGCTGCGGCACCAAAACAAGCAGCGGCACCTGTTCCGACTGCACAACCTCAAGCAGCACAGGCACCAGTTCCTGCAGCACCTCAAGCACCTGGATCGGCACCAGAGGATCAAGCACAAGATCAAGAACTTCCACCACTGACAGTTGTATTTGGTCGTTTCAATCCACCAACAGTTGGACACGAAAAACTTTTAAAGTCTGCAAAGAGAATTTCTGCTGGAGGAGATATTAAGATCTATCCATCAAGATCTCAAGACCCAAAGAAAAATCCACTTGACCCAGACAAAAAAGTTTCGTTTATGAAGAAGATGTTTCCTGAGTTTGAGCAGAACATTATTAATGATAACGATATGAAGACCATCTTCAATGTCCTTATTGTTGCAAATGAAGATGGATATACCAATGTCAATATTGTTGTTGGATCCGATCGTCAGGCAGAGTTTGAAAATCTTGCCCAAAAGTATAATGGTGACCTTTATAACTTCGATCAAATTCGTGTGATTTCTGCTGGTGTTCGTGATGCCGATGCAGAAGGTATAGAGGGAATGTCTGCTTCTAAAATGAGGAAAGCAGTTATGGATGATGACTTTGCATCATTCCGCAGAGGAACTCCAAAAACATTGGACGATGGTGATGCTAAAAATCTCTTTAATGCAGTTCGCCAAGGAATGGGTGTAAAGAAAGCAAAGGTTAAAAAGGAAAATTATAGTCTGTGGGAGATTGCTCCAAAATGTGATATGAGAAATCTTCGTGAAAATTATATAAAAGGTAAAATCTTCAGAATTGGTGATAAGGTTGAAAACTTAAATACTGGATTGATTGGTGTGGTGATGCGTAGAGGAACCAATCATTTAATTTGTGTGACTGAAGAAGGTTATATGTTTAAATCTTGGATTAAAGATGTTATGGAATATACTGAAGTCAAGATGGATAGGATGTATAGAACCCCAGGAAAACCAAATACACTTGCTGGAACAACTGGGTATCTTAAGTATGCAGTCAAACAAACTCCCGGTTCTACTTTGGGTAAGGAAAATCTTCAATCTGGTGGAAAGGCATTCTTAAATTTCATAAATAAGTATAGAAAAAGTAAAGTAAGTGCTTAATTAAGATGTCTATTAATCCTCTGAATGATATCTCCAAAGTTTATTTGGAGCAGGTTGCTGCTGTTGAAGAAGGTGTAAGACCTACTCCAGTTGATAAGCCACTTGATAAAGCAGCGTTCAAAAAGCGCAGAAGAAGTCTTGCGGGAAAAGAGAAGAGTGCTGAAGCAAGAAAAAGAGGGCACGTTGGTAAGGAATGGTACAATAGTGGTAGAACGTATTCTCCCGATGAAGCGAAGAGTGGTCGTGCAAATATGCAAGATCATGAAAGAAGCACAAGACATCGTAGTGCTGTAGATCCTGAGGGTGATGATGATCTGTACTCAGCAGATAAGACTAAAAATCCTAAGAAACTCCGCAAGCAAAAGGCAATGGGTGAGTCTGCAGTTCCTGGCAAACCTGCAGAAAAACTTGGCGCAGTAACTTTGATTCCAAAAGCAGAGCAAGAAGCAGCAAGAGAAAGAGCACTTGCAAAAGCAAAAGCGATGAGAGAAAAGAGAGGTATTAAAACTGAAGCAGTAAAGGGTGTTGATCCAGAGATGAGAAAAGCAGCATCTGCAGAAAGAAAAGCAGGCGACAAGAGACTTTCTCCTTCAACTGGTAAAGGATATGCAGATCAGCAAAAGCAAAGTATCGCATATATGGATAAACTGACTAAAAAGAATAAGAATGTAGTCGGTCTTGTCACTAAAGAAGCACTTGATCCAGTAGGACACGAAGATGCTGATGTTGATAATGATGGTAAAAAGAATACAAATGCCGATAAGTATCTTGTAAAGCGTAGAAAAGCAATTGGTAAGGCAATCTCAACTCAAGAAGCAAAAGAAGTTAAGAAATGGTGGGATGATGATGGTGATGGAAAGGGATATGAGGAAGGAGAAGTTTCTGGTAAGTTTAAGAAGAAGAAATCGGTAAAGGAAAGTTTTTCAAACTGGAGACAAGATCTCTCAGAAGTAATGTCTGATGTTGAAAATGAAAAGAAGGTTACTGAAAAGAAAGTTGATAATAAAATTAATATCAATCCAAAACTGGATCTTGGAGAAGCAGTAGAAAACCTTGGCGGAACTCTTCTGGAAATGATTGAGATTGACGAAGTTGATTATATTGTTGAAAGTGTTTATGGTGAACTTCTTGAAGAGGGTTACGATGAAGATGATATTGAGGAAGCACTTGAGTATGCACTAACTGAAGCAAAGGTTACCTTTGGGCATGATACTGATAAACCATATCAACATAAGAAAAAATCTGGTGCAGGTCAGATGGTTAAAGCAGTTGGAAGACTTGCAAGACAAAAACTCTCTAGCAAAGTTCGTGGTGCTAAAACAGCAGCAAAACAGGCAGTAGCAACTGGCGCAAGAAAGGTTGCTAAAGGTGCATTAGGTGTTGCTCGTAAGGCAGAAGGTTCTGATAAGACTCCAAGTGCAGCACACACCAAAACTAGAAGTGCATCAACTTATCGTGGTGCCGGCGCAGGAACTAAAGAAAAGGTAAGTAGTGGTTCTTATTCTTATACTCCTTCCGCTAAGAAGAAAACAGAAAAACCAGCAGATCCTTGGAAGGGAAGTTCTACAGTGCCTCAAAAACCAAAACCAAAACCAAAACCAGAGAAACCTTCTGATCCTTGGGAGGGTAGTGCTACAACTCCACCAAAAGCAAAGGCAAAACCAAAAGCAGCAACTAAGAAAGCAGCAGCACCAAAAGCAAAAGCACCTGCTACAACTAAGAAAAAGAGAAAGTCTAAGTTGGACGATCTCCTTGCATCGGTAAGAAGTGAGCAAGTTATTATTGATGAAAAAGTATTAACTGCCGCCGAAACAAAGGAAAGAGAAAGAATTGTGAAGTCAATGAAGTCAAAGGCATCTGACTTTGAGAAAAGATATCCTGGTCGCGGTAAAGAAGTGATGTATGCTACTGCCACAAAAATGGCAAAGAAAATGGCAGAACAAGCACTTGAACTTCAACCAAAATCTCAGTCTTCAGAAAAACCAGATCAGCAGCAAAAAAAATCTCAGCAACAAAAAGATAGAATAAGGCAACAAGAAGTTCAAATTATTCAGAGAAAACTTCAAGCATTGAGATCCGCACCAAGAGGTTCTGATCCTTCTATCACAGCATAACTTCCATAAATACTTTCAAATCCTATATGGAGGACATCATGGGAGCATTAGTATCGGTTGTAAAACCACTCATCCTGCAACTTGCAACTCACCCTGCAGTTAAAAATCTTGTTATTGACCTTTTGGCTAAGTATGTGAAAACGACTGATAACAGTATTGATGATGCGGTTCTTGCCACCGTCAAGGAACTTCTATTCAAACCACAATCTCAAGCATGATTATTTTTAACTACCTTTGAGTGGTTAGAAAAAAATAGTTTTACAGAGAAAGGGAGACCGAAAGTAAGGTCTCCCTTTTTATAAATATTTCTACGAAACAAATTAGTATAGGTAAAAAGAATGGCACTCTGGGGCATTTCCACAACGACTGAAACTTTAGATAATAATTATGCTATTCCAAAATATCAGCATAGTGTAGATCGTAATAGAAGTCCTTGGAACACGTTTGCTGATAGACGTGGTTGGGTACAAAGACATTATGGAACTACAGAGCAATCTGGACTTTCAACTTCATATTATGACGAGATTCTTGTTCCTGTTGCGGGAATAAACACAGGAGTGGCTCCAGGTGCTGCGGGCCACGGTGCAAATGAAACCGGTTTAGGTCAGGCAACTCCAGTTGCAGTCTTTTTTGAAGATCCAAATGAAGCATCTCCAATTTCTGCAGATGGTGGCGGAACCACTGGAATTGGCACAGGAAAAACTGCATATGTTCATGTTGTTTGGAATGAAACTGTTTGGTGTTCTGCTGGCGCAACCGTAAGTGTTCTTCGTTCAACTGGAGCACCACTGGTTGCATATGCTACATCAGTTGGTGCTGCAAATTATGGAGCTGAGTTACCAGTTTATTCAAATACTGATGGTGATATTATTGTTACCAATTTCAACGGTCAAATTTCAAATAGAATTGCCTTTGCTTTTACCGCACCAAATACAGGAATCGGAACAGTTCTTAGCATCAGGAGAGATTCCGGTGTGGTTGGAACCATCACAGATTTCTCTGGCGGCGGAGCTGTAATTAAGACATTGACTTACGATACAGTTTGCAACGTTGGTGGTGCAGGAACTTATCTGTCGGTTGACCGTGATCTTGGACTTCCAGTTGGTCTTGGAACTACTACTTTAACAATTATTGCTTGATAATAAATGTTATTCAATGAATTGAATGAAGATAATTTTTTATTATTTGCCATTAAACATTATGAAAATCCTCAAGCGGTGACGCGAGAGGATTTTGATAAAGATTTAAATCATTTTAAGTATATTAAAAGATTATTGAAACGATATAAAAGTAGTGGGCAATTAAAAACACATCTTTTATTAAATCATTTTATTATTCTTTATAATATCTTTGGTGAGGCTACAACTCCAATGCTATTTTTTAAGATAGAAAAGGACCTGTGGGATTCGATGAAAAGTTTTATAATATTTTTGGGTAGGTGGCCAGAGTATCCAAAAACTGGTATTCATGATATTAAAGTAGATCTCTATTGTTTGTCAGAACTCTATAAAATCTATAATGAAAAAGAATAAACTTGATTGGATTATTTCTATAATTAAAGAGCAGATGGTAACGGGATCGACTGCTGGGGCACCAGGATTCAGTGGATCTGCAGATCCCAAAGGAGCAACTGCTGGTTTTGATCCTTTAATGGGAAAGAAAAAGAGAGATGGGTCACTGGATTTTAGAAGAATAAAGTCAAACTACAGAAAGTGGTTAAAATATAAATAATTTCAATACTACTTGAGGTCTTTGTTTCATAAAAGGTAGTAGGGAGAAATAATTACCTCAAAAAAATGTTTAATCAAAACACATCTGCAGACACTAAAATTGCTGTATTGGAAGAACGTCTTTCGGCATATGAAGGTATGATGAAAAAAATTGATGAAGCAATTCAATTGATGGGAAAGACAAGTCAAAATATTAGTAAAATGCTTGCTGTTCATGAGGAAAGAATTGAACAGTGTCATAAGGCGGATGACTATATCAGTAGAGTAATAGAAGAATTAAGAATTGAAAATAAAGACCAACACGAAGCAGTATCAGGAAGAATTGAAAAGATAGAAAATAAATTAGAAGAAGTTGTAAAGTTTCGTTGGGTTATAATTGGTATTTTTGCCGTTGTTTCTTTTGGTCTTTCGCAATCTCATATGGTCGTGGATCTTTTAACGCCAGATGCTTCTAGAGTGCAAGTACATCAAAAATAAATAGTTGAGTGTTGGCATAATGCCAATGAAAACTCAAAGAAAAATCACAATTTATTCACTACAAAAAACTACTAATTCTGTCATTAAGTGGACAGCAATAATCACTTCACTTTGCCTTGACAAGACGCGATAGTCTGGTAGAATAGATCAACAGGTTAATGTTTGTTTATGGACTTTGTTGATGTAAAGTACATCAATTTGATATCTTCTCGTTTTCAGAAATTTAAGAAGGTAAAAAATAATCTCTACAACTTTCGTTGCCCTATTTGTGGCGACTCTCAGAAAAATAAAAATAAGGCAAGGGGATATTTGTATCAGGTAAAAAATAACACAAATTTTAAGTGTCATAATTGTGGTATTAATATTTCCTTCAACAATTTTCTCAAACAAATAGATTCTGCAATCTATAAGCAATATACATTTGAGAAATTTAAAGATGGAAAGACTGGTAGAAACTTCACTGTTGAAGGACCAGTGTTTCATTTTGAAGTACCAAAGTTTAAACCTAAACTAGATTTACCAAAAGCATCAGAAAATGTTGTTGCAAATGATTACTTGATAAAGAGAAAATTAAACCCACATAACTATTATTACGCCGAAAAATTTAAGTCGTGGACTAATTCTTTAAAGAAAATCTTCGATGATACAAGTAAAGATGAACCTAGGATTATTATTCCTCTGTTCTATCAAGATACTCTTATTGGATTTCAAGGTAGAGCACTCGATCCCAATAAGATTAAATACATTACAGTAATGCTTGATGATGATGCCCCAAAAATCTATGGTCTCGATGAAGTCCAAAAAAGTGAAACTATCTACATCACGGAAGGTCCCTTCGATTCAACTTTCATTCGCAACGCGATTGCTCTTTGTGGAGCTGACGGTGATGTTAGTAAGTGGGGTATTGGCGATTGTGTGTGGATCTATGATAACGAACCACGTAATGCAGAAATCCACCGCAGAATCGAACAGTGTATTAGTAGAGGAGATAAGGTCGTAATTTGGCCTTCAAATATAAAAGAAAAGGACATTAATGATATGGTTATATCTGGACTGGATGCGCAGTCTGTGATAGAATTGAATACTTACTCCGGATTAGAAGCAAAACTAAAATTCACCACTTGGAAGAAAATATGAGCAACGGAACAAAAGTTAAAAAGCGCGATGGTCGAATTGAGTCTCTTGACTTGGATAAGATGCATCTGATGGTTGAAGAGGCATGTAAGGGTCTTGCGGGCGTTTCTGCAAGTCAAGTTGAAATGACATCTGGTATTCAATTTTATGATGGGATTACTACGTCAGAGATTCAAGAAATTCTGATTCGTTCTGCTTCGGATTTGATTGATCTAGACCATCCAAACTATCAATATGTTGCCGCAAGGTTACTTCTGTTTGCTGTTCGTAAGCAACTTTACGGTAAGATGAAAGAACTTCCATCTCTTGAGCAGCACATCTATAACTGCGTAAATCAGGAGGTATACGATAATGATATCTTTAACAAGTATTCTAAAGAAGAGATTGAACGCGCTGATGGTCATATTGATCATGATCGTGACTATCTCTTCACTTATGCAGGTTTACGTCAAGTCGTTGATAAGTACCTCGTGCAAGATAGAAGCGGTGGTGGAGTATATGAAACTCCACAGTTTATGTACATGATGATTGCTCTGACTATCTTCGCAGAGTATCCAAAAGAAACCCGTATGTCATATGTCAAGAGGTATTATGACGCAATCTCAAAGCACAAAATCAACATCCCCACACCAATCATGGCGGGAGTGCGAACTCCGCTTAGACAATTTGCTAGCTGTGTCCTTGTTGACGTTGATGACACCCTCGATAGTATCTTTAGTTCTGATATGGCTATTGGCCGATACGTTGCACAGAGGGCGGGCATCGGTATCAACGCAGGTCGCATCCGTGGCATCAACAGCAAGATACGAGGTGGCGAGGTTCAGCACACGGGTGTTGTACCGTTCCTCAAGAAGTTTGAAGCGACTGTCCGATGCTGTACTCAAAATGGCATACGAGGTGGATCAGCTACGGTACACTTCCCAATCTGGCACCAAGAGATAGAAGATATCCTAGTGCTTAAAAATAATAAAGGTACGGAGGATAATCGTGTTCGCAAACTTGATTATAGCATTCAAATCAGCAAACTCTTCTATGAGAGATTCATTCAAGATGGTGAGATCACGCTTTTCTCCCCGCACGATGTCCCTGGACTTTATGATCGCTTCGGATTCTCTGATTTTGATGATCTCTACGTTTCGTATGAGAAAGATCCGACCATTAAGAAAAAAACTGTTAAGGCGCAAGAACTCATTCTCAACCTTCTTAAGGAAAGGGCTGAGACGGGTCGTGTCTACATTATGAATATCGATCATTGCAATTCACACTCATCTTTCAAAGACAAAGTTAATATGAGTAATCTTTGTCAGGAAATTACTTTGCCAACAGATCCGATTCAGCATATTGATGATAATCATGGTGAGATTGCCCTTTGCATTCTTTCTGCCATCAATGTAGGTAAAGTAAAATCCGATGAAGAACTTGAAGAACTTTGTGATCTTTCTGTTCGCGGTTTGGATGAATTGATTGACTATCAAAAATACCCCGTTGTAGCGGCAGAAATCGCCACTAAGGCA